GTTTTTCCTTCCCATAAGAAATGCTCCTTCCAAGTAGCAAGTCCTATTTTAAAATTTTCAAACCCCTAGGGGTTTACTAGTCTTTAAATAGTTTCTTTGTCTACTTTAGAAGGAGCATATCAATCATTGGCCTTCCTGCAAATATCTTCTTTGGAACAGGAATTCCAACAATTATCATGGTACTTAAACAAAAAAGAGATAATACGGATGTTTTAATTGTTGATGCTTCAAAAGGGTTCATTAAAGTAGGAAAAAACAACAAGCTCCAAGCTTCCGATATTAAAAAGATTGTCGACACTGTCATTGAACGCAGGGATATAGAAAAATACTCTAGAAAAGTCTCAAGAGAAGAGATTAGAAACAATGAATATAACCTTAATATTCCTAGATATGTTGATTCGAGCGAAAAACCTGAAAACTGGGATATCTACTCATCTATGTATGGTGGTATTCCAAACTCAGAAATTGATGAACTGTGCAAATATTGGGATGCATTTCCTTCATTAAAAGCTGAGTTATTCAAAGGCATTAATTCGGGTTATTCTGATTTCAAAGTCGATAACATCAAGGAAGCTGTATTAACGAATGCTGATGTCAAAAAATTCATAGAATCCTATAATTCAACTTTTGGCACCTTTGATGAATATCTATATTCCGAATTGATCGCAGATATAAACGCTGTCAATGTTTCTAGAGAAGAGAGTGTGATTTCATCTGAGATATTCAAACTTGTAGGAAATATTCCTTTGGTCGATTCGTATAAGGCATACCAACTTTTAGACGATGAATGGTCTACTGTTGCCACCGATCTCGAAGTTATCCAAACAGAAGGATTTGAATGCACAAAAATCGTTGATCCTAATATGGTTTCAAAGAAAAAGGACGGAAAAGATATTGAAGTCCAAGATGGATGGATTGGCCACATTATTCCATTTGATTTAATTCAAGAAACTAAGCTCAAAGATAAAAAAACAGCTCTTGATTCCTTGGTTAATAGACAAGAAACAATTACGTCTAGATACAGTGAAATATTGGAAGAAATAAGTGAGGATGACAAAGAGTCCGAATCATCTCTTTTCAGCGAAGAGAAGGATTCGTTTGTAAACGCTGAGGTTGCCAAATATGTAAAAGCCCTTAGAGGTCAAAAATTCAACGATCCAGAATGTTTTGAAATGAAGATGATTGAAGTTTCAAAGCTTATTGATGAGGAAAAGACACTCAAAAAGACGGTAAAAGAAAAAACTAGCGAGCTTGAGGTTTTGACTAAAAAAGCAATTGAAACTCTTTCTGACGATGAGGTTATTGAATTATTAAAGAAAAAATGGATTGAACCATTAATCAATTCGCTTTTTAAATTACCAAATATCCTTTTAAACGATTTTATTTCAAAACTCGTTAAGTTATCAAACAAATACAAAACAACATTCTTAGATTTAGAAACTCAAATAAAAGCATCAGAATCTTCACTAGCAGTTTTATTAGATGAATTAGATGCTAATGAATTTGATAAAAAAGGTCTTGATGAACTTAAGAAATTACTTGGAGGCGAATAATATGGATGAAAAAACATTAAAACCAGAGATTCGCTTTAAAGGTTTTACTGAAGCTTGGGAACAGCGTGAGCTTGGCAAGATAGTAAAAATTACTATGGGAACCTCACCCGATGGAAGTACATATTCAGATGTGCCGAGTGACTATATTTTGATTCAAGGCAATGCTGATTTGAAAGATGGGTGGGTTGAACCAAGAATATGGACTACACAAGTTACCAAGACAGCTGAAGCGGGAGATTTAATAATGAGCGTTCGTGCTCCAGCTGGCTCAATGGGAAAGACTGCATATAACGCAGTTATTGGCAGAGGAGTCGCAGCTATTAAAGGAAATGAATTCATTTTTCAATCTCTCGTTAAAATGGATACTGAAGGATACTGGAAGAAGCTTTCTGCAGGATCGACATTTGATTCGCTGAATACAGACGTAATTAACGAAGCAAACATTAATGTTCCTGATGTCAAAGAACAAGACCTTATTGGACGATTTTTAAATAATATAGACAACCTTATCGCCCTTCATCAGCGTAAGTATGAGAAGCTTCAATCAATAAAGAAAGGGTTGCTTGAAAAAATGTTTCCAACAGATGGTGAACTTATTCCATCCATACGCTTTAAAGGTTTTACTGAAGCTTGGGAACAGCGTAAGGTTAGTGAAATATACAAAGTTACTAGAGGATACGTTCTTGCTACAGCATTAACTAAAGAAACAAATGACGATGAATATAAATACCCAGTTTATTCATCTCAAACTCTTAATGATGGGCTGATGGGATATTATAAAAGTTATTTGTTTTCTGATGCTATTACGTGGACCACTGATGGAGCTAATGCTGGTACTGTAAAATTTAGAAAAGGGCCATTTTACTGCACTAATGTATGTGGTGTATTGCTATCTGAAGATGGTAAAGCAAATAAAATGATGGCAGAAGCTTTAAATAAAATAGCATATAAATTTGTTTCACATGTAGGTAATCCTAAATTAATGAATAATACAATGTCTGATATTAGTTTTTGGTTTCCTCATAAAGTTACAGAACAATTAAAAATATCTGCTCTATTTGAAAATTTAGATAACCATATCACCCTTCATCAGCGTGAGTGTGAAAAGCTTCAAAATATTAAAAAAGCGCTGTTGCAAAAAATGTTTTGCTAATTAAGGGAGGATTTTATGACTTTTAGTTCAGAATTAGATTTTGAAAAAGCCCTTATTGACGTTCTTTGCAATAAAGGTTGGGAAAAAGAGATATTAAAGAACAAAACGGAGGACGAATTGCTCGACAACTGGGCGAATATTCTTTTTGAAAACAATAGAGAAATTGATAGGCTTGGAGATTATCCGTTAACCAAAACTGAAATGGAGCAAATTATCGAGCAAATAAACGCTCTTAAGACACCGTTGAAACTAAATGGATTTATTAATGGCAAAACAATATCAATTAAAAGAGATAACCCAGAAGATGTATCGCACTACGGTAAAGAAATTTCGTTAAAAATATACGACAGACAAGAGATAGCGGCAGGGCAAAGCAGATATCAAATTGCTGAACAACCTATCTTTAAAAAACACCATCCGTTGGCACACGATCGACGCGGTGACTTTATGCTTTTGATAAACGGTATGCCTTTAATTCACGTTGAATTGAAAAAAAGTGGTGTTCCTGTCTCGCAAGCATATAACCAGATTGAAAAATACGCTAAGGAAAGCGTTTATACAGGATTATTCGCGTTGGTCCAAATATTTGTAGCCATGGAGCCAAATGAGACTGTTTATTTCGCAAACCCTGGTCCAGAAGGAAAATTCAACAAAGACTTTTATTTTCATTGGGCGGATTTCAATAATGAGCCTATAAATTCATGGGATAAGATTGCGTCATCGCTCTTATCTATTCCTATGGCCCATCAATTGATTGGTTTCTATACGGTTGCTGATGATAGCGACGGAATCCTAAAAGTCATGAGAAGCTACCAATATTATGCAGCTAACGCAATAAGCGATAAAGTATCTAGAACAAGATGGGCTGACAAAGATATTTACGGTGGCTATATCTGGCACACAACAGGCTCAGGAAAAACGATGACGAGCTTCAAATCTGCTCAATTAATCGCCAATTCAAAAGATGCTGATAAGGTAGTTTTCTTGATGGACAGAATCGAATTAGGAACTCAATCGTTACTCGAATACAGAGCATTCGCAGATGACAGCGATTCAGTACAGGCGACTGAAAACACGCAGGTTCTTTTAACTAAGTTAAAATCTCCTGACTCAAGCCAAACTCTCATTGTCACATCTATTCAAAAAATGAGTAATATCCAAGAGGATGCAGGGTTCAACAAGAAAGATATAGAGATAATTAATTCAAAGAGAATAGTATTTATCATCGACGAATGCCACCGATCTACCTTTGGCGAAATGCTCGAAACCATCAAATTAACGTTCCCGGGAGCGATTTTCTTTGGCTTTACAGGCACTCCTATTCACGATGAGAATAAGAAAAAATTAACAACCACATCAGATGTTTTTGGAAACGAATTGCATAGATATTCCATCGCAGATGGCATCAGAGATCACAACGTTTTAGGGTTTGATCCTTACCAAGTGAATACTTTTAGCGATGCAGATATTAGAAATGCGGTTGGATTAGAACAAGCCAAAGCAAAAGATATAGGTGAGGTACTTGCTGATCCAAACAAGAAAAACGTTTATTACCACTTCCAAGATTCTTCCAAGGTTGCTATGGCCGGTCACAAAGAAAGTGGAAGATACGTAAAAGGCATCGAAGATTATTTAAGTGATGCTCAATATGAAAGGCAGGAGTTTGCGGATGGAACAATCAAAAAGCCACACCAAGATGCTGTCGTAAAGAATATCCTTGATAATTGGTTGGTTCTAAGTCAGGGCGGAAAATTCCACGCAATATTTGCTACATCTTCAATCAAAGAAGCTTGCGAATATTACGAATTACTAAGGGAAGAAGCAAAGAAAAGAGCAAACTTGGCCGATTTAAAATTAGCTTGTTTATTCGACCCTTCCATTGATAACAGTGGTGGTTCTTACGATAAAGAAGTCGCCATGATAAAGATGCTCGAAGATTACAATAAACAATATGGTCAAACCTTTACTCTACCTACATGGCAGTCTTATAAAAAAGATGTTTCACTAAGGCTAGCTCATAAAAAGCCATACCTAAACATCGACAAGCATCCAGAGAAAACAATTAATATTCTGATTGTAGTAGATCAAATGTTAACTGGATTCGATTCGAAATGGATAAATACGTTGTATTTAGATAAGGTTTTGAGATTCGAAGGAATAGTTCAAGCTTTCTCTAGAACTAATAGATTATTTGGCAATGATAAGCCTTTTGGCGTTATTAAATACTACAGAAGGCCATATACGATGACTAAATTTATTGAGGATGCTTTCAACTTATACTCGGGTAATAAGCCTTTTGGCATTTTTGCGAACAAGCTGGAGTCACATCTCAACGATATAAATAACGCATATGAAATCATAAAAGACATATTCGAAAACAACGGAATTATCAATTACGAAAAACTCCCTTCATCAGATGAGGATAAGGCTAAATTTGCACTAGAATTTAAGAAGATATGTATCTTGTTGGAAGCTGCGAAAATCCAATGCTTCCATTGGGACAAGCTTGATTACTCATTTAAGCATGATGATGGAACAGTAACGATGGTGACATTATCATTCGATAAAAATGTATTCGACATATTGATGCAACGTTATAAAGAATTATTCCCTGGAGGAGGCGGAGGGCACACTCCTGGTGATGTTCCGTATGATTTAGATAGTTCTATAACTACTTTGGATACAGGAAAGATTGATTCAGATTACCTGAATGGAAAATTTACTAAATACATCAAGAAGTTGCAAATGAATGAAGACAAAGCCCTTGTAGAATCCGCATTGAGCGAATTGCAAAAGGCGTTTGCTTCTTTGAATCAGGAAGAGCAAAAGTACGCAAACATCATAATTCACGACATTCAAAGTGGCGATTTAATAGTCGAAAGTGGTAAAACTTTTAGAGATTACATAAACATCTACGCCGAAAAAGCCAAAGAAGATCAAATCCATAGATTTTCTAAAGCTATAGGTGTGGACGAGTCTAAATTAAGAGCATTTATGAAGCTTATAGTTGATGAAACAAACATCAATGAATTTGGAAGATTTGATGCACTTGTTGGTAGCACAGACTTAGCCATTGCCAAGACATACTTCGAAGTCTCAGAAGGAAAGGCAATACCACAAAGAAAAGTATTTATGAAAACACATGATTTAATTAGAAAATTCGTCTTAGAGGGTGGATTTGAAATTTAATCTCTTTCTTGGGAACAGCGTAAGGTTAATGAAATATCTAATCGATTTGATAATTTAAGAATTCCTGTTGCTTCTTCCCTGAGAATTGAAGGCCCAACACCTTATTATGGGGCTAACGGGATTCAAGATTACGTGAAAGGCTTTACGCATGAAGGAGAGTATGTTTTAGTTGCTGAAGATGGCGCAAACGATCTTAAAAATTACCCTGTTCAATATGTAAATGGTCGCATTTGGGTAAATAATCATGCTCATGTATTACAGTGTAATACAAATAACGAAACGTTGTTTTTGAAATATTTAATTAATTCTGCTGACATTGAATCATTATTAGTTGGAGGCGGAAGAGCAAAATTAAATGCTGAAGTTCTCATGAACATTGATCTAATTGTTCCTAAAAAGAATGAGCAGAAAAAGATCAGTTCATTTTTAGCTAAAGTCGAGAACCTTATCACCCTTCATCAGCGTAAGTATAAAAATATAATTTAAGTGCGGAAAGCAAATTTCTGCACTTTTATTTTTTCTTGGGAACAGCGTGAGTTATGGGAGTTAACTGCCTGGGATAAAAAATTCAACGGTGTGTCATCATCGCACCAGTTACATGTTATTCATTATCCATATATGCCTGCAGATATGTTTGATAAGATATCGACATATGATGGAAGCGTAAAACTTCTCTCGACAGGAAACTTTGAAGGAGTGACTACCGAAGAACTAGCAGGTTCTTTCATATGCAGTGGTGAAGTTGTATCTATTCCGTGGGGAGGATACGCAAATATCAAGTATACAAGCGGAAAATTCGTAACCACCGATAACAGAATAGCGACTTCGATTGATACTAATGTATTAGATAATAAGTACCTCTATTACCAATTGTTAAGCAAACAAGATTTAATTGATTCTTATTATAGGGGCGCATCTATTAAGCATCCATCGATGGACGATGTTTTAAATACTGTAATTGAATTACCTAGGATTGATGAACAACATAAAATTTCATCAATTTTAGAAAATGTTGACAACCTTATCACCCTTCATCAGCGTGAGTATTTTATTACGAAAGGATAAAAATAATGAAAAACAACAAAAAGAAAATGCTGTTCTATGAATATTATGAACAGTGGATTAAAGTTTACAAAGAAGGAGCGGTTAGAAAAGTAACGTTGCAAAAGTACAAGTTATCACTCTCATGGGTAAAAAAACTCGCTCCTAAGCTCAAAGTCTCCGATTTGGATCGAACAGAATACCAAAAGCTTTTAAATGAGTATGCCAAAACTCATGAAAGGCAAACAACAATGGATTTTCACCATCAAATCAAATCTGCCTTAATTGATGCGGTGGAGGAAGGGTTTATTGATAAAGATCCGACTAGAAAAATAATTATCAAAGGAAAAACTCCTGGTGTAAAAAAGATTAAATATTTAAATCAGTATGAACTTCACACCCTTCTTCAAACGCTTGAACTTAAAGATAAGCCGTCCATGGACTGGCTTGTTTTATTAATTGCTAAAACTGGAATGCGATTTTCTGAGGCGATCGCTGTTACTCCAGAAGATTTTGATTTTGCGCATCAGACCCTTAGCATCAATAAAACTTGGGATTATAAGGACAGTGGGTCATTTCAGCCAACGAAAAATAAATCCTCGGTTAGAAAAATCCAAATTGACTGGATGGTTGTATCTCAATTCTCGGGATTGGTTAAAGATTTGCCATCAGATAAGCCAATATTTATAAACGATTACATTTATAACTCAACTGTGAATGATTTTCTCACAAGAAAATGCAAAGAGGCCAACGTTCCTCTTATTACAATACACGGATTACGACACACCCATGCTTCGATTTTGCTGTTCGCTGGCGTTTCTATTGCCAGTGTTGCAAAAAGGCTAGGGCACTCGACTATGACAACGACTCAAAAGGTATATCTGCATATTATTCAAGAATTGGAAAATAAAGATGTGGATTTGGTGATGAGATCGCTATCTGGTTTAGTATAAGTTTCTTTACTCACGCTGAACTTATGCTGATGAAGGGTGATAAGGTTGTCCAGCTGTTTAAACAAAGTTCCGATTTTTATTTGTTCTGGTTTAATTGGGTAATTCGACTCAAATTTCAAAACATCACTCAAAGATAAATTAGTTTGTTTTGCTCCATCATCAAATGATAGAAAATATGGATGCCTATTCATTAGTATGTAAAGAAAATAAGGGTCTGTGTTTACGTTAGGAGTAATACCAGCAATACGTTGATTTAATGTAAAAACGCCGTTATTTTTGACTAAAAATGTTCTTGCAAGCGCCTTGCCATTAGGTACATCGCTTAGCACAAATGCAATCTCGTTTTGATAAAGTGGTTCATTTTGCTTGCGCGAATATTTTGCAACATCACCGTCAGTAGAAACAAATTTTGAATTCACAACAATATATTCCCCATCGGGATCAATATCATTTTCGTGTGCCTTGCCGTTTCTATATTCTGCAACAAGCGGTAACTCACGCTGTTCCCAAGAAATAGCTTGTTCGTAGGAATAAATCTAGATATAGGAGCAAATGAGGGATGCAAAATCACGCCCATATCGAATCTTTTCTGAATGAATTGGCGAAAACATGGCTTTTCGGCGTTCCGCACATCATGGAAACCGGGCAGGAAATCGCGTCCTTCATGCCTCCTTTTCGCACGTGGCACCATCGGTATATGAAGGAGTTGGCGTAGGCCTCCAATTTGCCGAATTTGATGCCGCTGTGGACTCGAATCCGTGCCTAAGATAGCTGCAGCAGTTACTCATCGGCATCATCGTGCGCTCATACTCGGGATCGTCCGCGACGAATTTGCACCAATCGTCGTCGCGTGAAAGCTCCCTGACCGCGAGGTCGTGGCATTTGGCGCCGTCGTACCTCCTTCCGTCCTTGGCCAACGGGACGAGGCATTTGGGGCAGCGAGGCAATATCTTCTTCGGTCATAAAAAATCTTTCCGAACCTGGCGCGCCGACCGTTGAAGGGTCTCATCGCCAAACAAGTCTTTCGGTCAGCTCGCCAAACTCAACTTGTTTGGCAGAAGAACCACGCCACGGATTTTTATCCCTCATTTGCTCCTATATCTAGGAATAAATTATTCGCTATAGTGAATTTTTTACCGATATATGTTAAAATTATTTAAATTTTATAAATTGTTTTTGATAGGGAGGTATTGTGTTATGGCATATGGTAAAACTATTGAACTTTTTCTTGCGGATGGAATAGCAGATGGAATTGTTGCAGCGGAACTTTCAAACTGGAATGGTAAAGCTATCAAGATTCCAAGAATTAAAGTTAAAGATTCTGAAAGAAAAGATATAACTCTTCCTGGCGTATATTTTTTATTTTGCGATGACGGTAGTGTTTATATTGGTGAATCTGAGAATGTGAAAGAACGTTTGGTTGAACATATTAGAGATTATAATTCTGGAAAAGAATCATATTACTGGGCGACTGCTGTTTGTTTTACTAGTGAGTCATTAAATAAAACCCTTGTTAGATATTTAGAAAATCAATTATTTAATATAGTTAAATCGAACGGCTCATTTAAAGTGCTTACTAAGAGCACATATAAAGATACTGTTGTCAAGGAATCTCAAGTCGCATCCATGGCTGAATTTATCGATAACGTAAAGGTCATAATTAAAACCTTAGGTTACTCTATTCTTGATGACAATTCTAAAAAAGTGAACAACGTTACTTTGTTTTACTGCAAAAACAGTAGTGCCGATGCTGTTGGATATTTATCAGATAATGGATTTACAGTTATGAAAGGTTCTAAAATTTCCGATCATACAGTTGCATCGTTTAAAACAAATGTTGTTTCTTGGTATGAAGCAAGATGCAAAATAGAATCAGATGGAACGGTAGTTAATAGTGAATTACAAAAAGATGTTGAATTTTCATCTCCATCGGCTGCCGCATCAATTGTTTTAGGAAGACCTTCAAGTGGTAATGAATTATGGAAAACATCAGAAGGCATAAAACTTAAAGACATTAATATTGATCAGTAAAACAAACCTGAAATAATAGTAGTTACTTAAGTTCAATAGATTTTTATATCGATTGACAAAATATATCATTCGAATTCTATTTTGTGCACATAGTGAAACAAGATGTTCGCTAATGGCTTATATACCCGTTTCTTCGGTGGCGGGTTTTTCTTTTGGATAGACAATAAAAATATCTAAAACAAAAAAGAAAATTTAAACAAATAACGTATAAACGTATTTGATAAACTTCCAATAAAAAAGTCACAAAAAAGCGTTGACAAATTATTCGATAAAGCGCGACAATAAACATGGTCAAAATGACCACTAGATAAGTGAGGCTCCTTTAAAGATAAGGGCTGCTGCCGCGGAGCGATGGAGACATCGTGAGAAGGTTTGAATAGTCATTGCCGAATCAAGGCATTGAATAACGCAGTTTCATCGCTTTAAAGAGTCAAAGATCAAGCTGGATAGATGACTCTCTTAAAGTCGTTTCTTATGTGTTATTGCGCATATTCCAGTTTGGGGTATGCGTTTTATTTTTGCTTGCGAAAGGAGGAACAGTATGGATACAGGCGATAGTCGAAGTACGGAAAATTATCCACCCAATATGAATGATAATCATATAGCTATTGAACTGTATTTTTATTGTTCATAGGCGAATGTTTTCTGTACCTTGTTTCATTTAAAAAGGAGGTATAGAAAAATGAAAAAGGTATTAAAAAACAATTTAAACAAGAAGAATCAACTTCTAATTGATGCTGCAAAATCAAATGTTGATAAAGTACTCAATAATGTAAATTCAACAGTAAACGGATTATCAAATGAGCAAGTTGATATCAATCGCGATAATTATGGAAGCAACGTTGTTGTCTCTAAAAAGAAAAAATCAGTCTTTAAAAGAATTTTAGAGTCATATGTTAATCCATTTACCGCTATTTTATCTGCTCTTGCAATCGTTTCATTATTCACTGATGTTATTTTTGCTGATCCAGAAGAAAAGAGCTTTGTAACAATCATCATCATTTTAACAATGGTGTTTATTTCTGGAACATTGAAGTTTGTTCAAGACACAAGAAGCTCAAACTCTGCAGAAAAATTGGCAAATATGATTCACACAACCACTCTTATTAAAAGAGCAGGTGTTGAAAAAGAAATGCCTCTTGAAGAAGTGGTTACTGGGGACATTATCCTTTTATCTGCGGGAGACATGATTCCGGCAGATATGAGAATCATTAACGCTAAAGACTTATTTATCTCACAATCTTCTTTAACAGGCGAAAGTGAACCAGTTGAAAAATTCTCAACAACTTTCGAGGAAGACAAAAGCGTCACTGACTATAACAACCTTGCATTCATGGGAAGCAACGTCATTTCAGGTTCTGGAGTCGGCGTAGTTATTGCTACTGGATCAAATACAATTTTTGGCACAATCGTTAAAACTCTCGATGACAAGAAAGTTCAAACGACATTTGAGAAAGGAATTTCAAAGGTCTCCTGGTTATTAATCAAGTTCATGCTTATTATGGTGCCTTTTGTATTCTTAGTTAATGGACTTACCAAAGGTAACTGGATTGACGCTTTATTATTTGCGGTATCAATCGCTGTTGGTTTAACACCAGAAATGCTTCCAATGATCGTAACAACAAATCTTGCTAAAGGTTCAGTTGCAATGAGCAAAAAGAAAGTCATTGTTAAGAATCTAAATTCAATCCAAAACTTAGGTTCAATAGATGTCTTATGCACTGATAAGACTGGTACATTAACACAAGACCAAGTTATCTTAGAAAGACACATGGATGTTCATGGAAAAGAGGACAATAGAGTCTTAAGACATGCATGGTTAAATAGTTACTATCAAACAGGCTTAAAGAATTTAATCGATAAAGCTGTAATCAGTAGATTTAACGCTATTTTCGGAAATGAATTAGAAGGTAAATATAACAAAGTCGATGAAATTCCATTCGATTTCAATAGAAGAAGAATGTCAGTAATCATTGCGGATAAAAACAACAAAAAGCAAATGATAACCAAAGGCGCAGTTGAAGAAATGCTCAAATGCTGTGCTTATGTTGAATATGATGGAAAAGTCGAAAAGCTTACTGATGAATTAAAAGATTTCGTCATTAGACAAGCAGATAGATTAAATGAAGATGGCATGAGAGTTATTGTTGTTGCTCAAAAAGATATGTCATATAAGGCCGATTCATATTCAGTCATTGATGAAAGTGAAATGGTTTTAATTGGCTATCTTGCTTTCCTTGACCCACCAAAAGAATCAACTGCAAGCGCAATCAAATCATTAAAAGAATATGGAGTTAATATCAAAATCTTAACCGGTGATAATGAAAAAGTTGCGAAATGCATCTGCAAAAAAGTTGGAATTGAAAACACTAATGTCGTCTTAGGCGTCGAACTTGAAACGATGGATGATAAGAAATTAAGCGAAGTAGTAGAAGAAACATCTATCTTTGCTAAACTTTCCCCATCTCAAAAAGCAAGAGTCATCAACTCTTTAAAGAAAAATGGACATTCAGTTGGTTATATGGGCGACGGCATTAATGACGCCAATGCGATGAAAGCAGCCGATGTTGCTATTTCCGTTGATACAGCAGTGGATGTTGCGAAAGAATCTGCCGATGTAATCCTCCTTGAGAAAGATTTAAATGTTTTAAAAGATGGAATTATTGAAGGAAGAAAAACATACGCCAATACAATCAAATATATTAAGATGACAGCATCAAGTAACTTTGGAAATATGTTCTCTGTTCTCGTAGCTAGTGCATTCCTTCCATTCTTACCAATGATGTCTATCCAATTAATTTTATTAAACTTAATCTATGACATCTCTTGCGTTGCCACTCCATGGGATAATGTTGACCAAGAATTCATTAAGATTCCAAGAAAGTGGGATGCTAGCACACTTAAGAAGTTCATGATTTGGTTTGGACCAACAAGCTCAATTTTCGATATCATCACATACGTTGTAATGTTCTTTATCATTTGCCCATTAATGGTTGGAGCAAAGTGGTCAAACATTGAGGATCCAGCTACAAAGTTATTATTTGTTTCAATCTTCCAAACAGGATGGTTCATTGAATCAATGTGGACTCAAACATTGGTAATTCACATGATTAGAACACCAAAGATTCCATTCATTCAATCAAGAGCAAGCTTGCCAGTATTCATTCTTACCTTTTCTGGCATTGCTTTACTAACAATCATTCCATTCACTCCACTTGGAACATTACTTGGTTTAACATCTATAACTCCACTTTACTTCATTGCCTTAGTAGCAATTGTATTCGGGTATATTCTTTTAGTCACAATTGTTAAGAGAATCTATGTAAAAAAATATGGCGAATTGTTATGAAAAAGAAAACCATCATTCTCGAATACAAGAATTATGGATTTTGGAGTTATATGGTAGTTTTAAAAGGTAAGAGAAAATATATGATAATTTATTACGGCAGGGGAGTAAGCATTATTTCACTATAAAAGATTAGATTTAATGCGAAATAATCCCTGTTACTTAAGTTCAAGAGAAAAAAGAAATAAAAATTAACTTACGAGAAATTTTTGGTAATGCTAAAATATTATTACAGTGTGTAGCTGATGCGTAAGTCCGACTGTGGGCTTACGCTTTTTATTTTTTTGGAGGCAAAAATGGAAAATAAGATAGCGACGATGAACGTGAAGAAACTGATCTGGTCTACGGGGATACCGATGATAATATCCATGGTTCTTCAGGCTCTTTACAACATTATCGATACAGCATTCGTAATTAACATGGACCCCGTTTTGGGCGAGAAGGCAAATCTCGCATTGACCTACGCTTTCCCGATTCAAATCTTCATGATTGCATTAGGAGTGGGGACTGGAATCGGAATCAACGCACTTCTTTCGAGGCACCTCGGCTCTAAAAACGAAGAGGGCATACGAAAGACGTTTATGAACTCGCTTTTCATCATGATTGGGATCTTCTTGATATTTGTGCTGATTGGTGTTTTTCTTGCCGAACCGTTCATAAGGATGCAGACGAATGGCGATGATACCGTGGTTGAAATGGGGAGAAGCTACCTATTCATCGTTTGCGTTTTCTCGCTCGGAAACGTCGGGTTTACCGTTTTCGAGAGATTTCTTCAATCTACCGGCAGGACAATGTTTTCCATGATTTCGCAGGTTAGCGGCGCGCTTACCAACATCTTCCTTGACTGGCTTTTCATCTACCCATTGAATATGGGCATAAATGGCGCTGCGATAGCGACTGTTATCGGCCAATTCGTGGCTTGGGGGTTAGCGGCCTTGTTCCATTTTGTGTTTGATAAGGAAATAAACTTGGACTTCAAGTATGCAAAACCCGATATTAAATGCATCGGTGAAATTTATAAAATTGGCTGGTCCGCAGCTATCATGCAGGCATTGCTTTCCGTTATGATGCTTGGTATGAATCTTGTCTTCAAGGCGGCTCCTAGTTCACCGGAATTATTGCAGGGCACGTTTGGAATCTATTACAAGATTCAGCAAATCCCTTTGTTTTCATGTTTTGGCATGTCGAATTGTTTGATCACTTTGACTGCTTTTAATTACGGGAACGGCAAAATAGAAAGGCTGAATGAAGTCATAAAATGGGGAATAATTGATACATGCATTGTCGGCGCGTTTATAACTATAGTCTTCGAGATATTGGCACTACCGATTTCAATGCTTTTCGGCTTGGCCGGTGGCGGCGCTTCTGAAGAAATCGTTAGTACGTGTACACTCGCAATAAGGATTGCATCTATTTCGTATTTATTCATGGCATTGACGATCAGCGTTCAAGGAATACTCCAGGGGCTCGGCAAAGCGGTTAGCCCATTAGCTTTATCGTTATGCAGATTGTGTGTCTTCGTATTCCCAGTAGCCTACGTATTTACGCTTCTTGATAATGCGCCATCGCTTGTTTGGGTAACGTTTATTATTGCCGAATTCATCACCGGAATTTTTTCTATGATCATCATAAAAAGAGCATATAAAAAGTTGCAGCACTAATTGCGATGAGTATCTCTTAAAGGAAAAGAGGTGCTTTTCTTTTTTCCCGCTCAAGACGTTGTATGAGATTCGGTATAGCCGGAAGCGAACCCGTGTATGAGACATTATCTTATCGGAGAGGAGACGTCGTATCAGATTTCGTATGAGACATGGTATTGTGCCGAGAAATACCGCGTCTGAGACAAAGTATAAAATTTATAGGAAAAGTAATTATCAAAGATAATTAAAAAGTTTATAGTAAAATTTTTTGTCAAAAATCCGAAAAGGTCGCCTACGGAGATACTTTGTATCTCCTTATATGTAGTAGGAGGACCTTTTATGAAAAACACAGAAATAAAGGCGCACAGGGTAGGGTCAAAAGCCTACCAAAAAGAGCTCTTCAGGCTGATGGAGGAGTTCGACGGTTTGGCTAGGAAAGTCATGTCCGGGGAAGGAACGTCAGAGGAATTCGATAGGATGCTTCAGATAGCTGAATCGGAGTATGGCGCTCCGCTTTATGAAATCATCATCGGGGAATGTTATCTTTACGGCATCTGCACCAAGCCGAATAGGCTGATCGCGGAGGAGTGGTTCCAAAAGGCGAAGAAGCATGGCAACGACCTGGCATGCCTCAGGCTTTCCTACATCTACGCATCGCTCGAGGATGAAGAAGAATCTATCTCCTGCCTTAGAAGAGCGAAATGGCGTGGGAGCAAGCTCGCGGCCGGAATGCTCAAGGAAATGGAAAAGCACCCATTCGAGCGCGAAATCCCCAAGGCATAGGATTTCATCAGACGGAACCCGCGAATCGTCTCAGAACGTCCCGTTTGCGCTCAAAGGCCATGTTCCTGAATCCTTGGTCCGTTATTGGATAAGAAATAATTCAAGTTACTTAATTCCAAGAAGGGATAATACTTTGTATTAAGCAAAAGGAGACGCCGTATGGCCTTTCGACCTAGGTTCAGGCTATACCGAAAGGACGCCTCTTCCCATTTGACGATCTTTTATCTTTTCCTTTTGTCTTTATTCTAAAAAGAAATCGCGAAAGTTTATACCCCGTCTAAATTGTGAAAAGACGCGTTATTGGATAACATGGATGTATCATGTCCCACTGCGGACATAGAGACAAATGAGATACTGGCGAAAGCCTAGGATCTAAGGAGCTGTGCAGGCTCCTTTTTTCTTGCAGAAATCTGTAGTGATTCTCGCTTTCAAGGAAGCGGTGCTATGGCACAAGAAGTAAAGGAGGTATGAGCATGGCTGAAAAGAAAGACAAATATCTACAATGGGTCGAGCAAGGAAAGCTCAGACTCAAACTGAACGCGACCCACATCCTGGTGAAGTGCGACGTGAAGGAGGCGGATATCGCTAAATACCTGGACATCACGGTCAAGCAATACAGGGAACTCAAGCAGAAGTATCCGGAATTCAACAAGGCCGCAGACCCGAAGGACCCATCAGAACTTGTCGAGATGGTCACAGTCCTTAAGGAAATTGGAGTCGGATACGTGAGAACGACCCAACGCAGGGATTATTACACGAACAAGAAGGGCGAGGAGAAATACCGCAAGGCCGAGGTAGACCATTTCTATCCAGGAAACCCGATCGTCCTCATCTATTTGTTGGAGAAGTTCTACGGAACGAAATGGGCGAAGGACTTCGAGAAGCTCCAAATCGCGAGGGAGAAGCTAGAAAGCAAGGAGGAATGGTCCGATGGAAGTGACAATGACGGAAATTGATAAGGTTATACCTTATGAGAACAATCCGAGGAAGAACGACGACGCGGTCGATGAAGTGGCCAAGTCAATCGAGGCATTCGGATTCAAGAACCCGATCATAGTCGACAAGAACTACGTGATCATCGCGGGCCATACCAGACTCAAGGCCGCTATCAAATTAGGATTGACGCATGTGCCTGTGATAGTGGCGGAGGACCTAACCGACGAGCAGGCGAACGCCCTAAGGCTAGCTGACAACAAAACGGGCGAAATCTCAAAGTGGGACAGAAAGAAGCTCGATGAGGAATTGAGAAACATCGACTGGAACGCATTAGGATTCGAGATGACGGATTTCGGATTCAACGACATCTTCGCTTCGGATGAAGTGGAGGTGACGGACGACGATTTCGACGAAGGACAATACCTTCCTGCGGAGCCATATTCGGAGCAGGGAGATATTTATCTCCTAGGAAAGCACAGAGTCATGTGCGGCGACTCAACGGACCCAGAGCAAGTCAAGAAGCTAATGGACGGAAGGGAAGCAGACATGATCTTCACAGATCCGCCTTATAACGTAGCCTACGAAGGAAGCGACGGGCAATCCATACAGAACGACGACATGGGGGACAACGAATTCCATGATTTCCTGTTCCTCGTCTATAAGAACATGTTTGATTCGGTGAAGCTCGGCGGACCTATTTATGTCTGCCACGCCGACAGCGAAGGGCTCAACTTCAGAAGCGCCTTCAAGGAAGCCGGATTCAAATTGGCACAATGCCTCATCTGGGTTAAGAACTCATTCACGATGGGAAGACAGGACTACCAATGGCAGCACGAGCCTATCCTATATGGCTGGAAGCCTGGTGCCGGGCATTACTATGTTGACGACAGAAGCCAAGCCACAGTCTGGAACTACGACAAGCCAAAGCACAACGACCTCCATCCTACGATGAAGCCGCTCGAGCTAGTCGGCAAGGCGATAAACAACTCATCCCTCAAAGGAGACCTCGTCCTTGACCTATTCGGCGGTTCAGGATCCACCCTCATCGCAAGCGAGCAAGCGGAGAGAACCAACTGCTCGATGGAGCTCGACGAGAAGTACGCGGACGTCATCGTCAAGCGCTACATCAAGCTCAAGGGAAACACGTCAGAATGCTACCTTTTAAGGGGTGAGGAGAAGATTCCTCTCTCTGAGATCGAGGACTTCAGAAACGTGTTAATTCAGTAAAAATAATAATACATAGTATTATTAAAATAGTGTCTATATAAGTTGCTATATCCTCTCTATAGAGCGAATATGTACATGCCAGGAGGATAAGAATATGGCCACATACACAAAGACACAATTCAAGAAAAGGATCGAGGAGCTCAAGGAAAAGCTCAGCGACCTAAGAATGGAATTCGAGGAGCTCCAAAGCGACCTCGAATCCGAAAGCTCAGACATCGAACCATACGAAGGAAAGAACGAGCTCACCGAGCTCCAAGAAGCCAGACAGGAATGGCTCGACAACACAGCAAGTACAATCGAGGAGACGGTCAACAGCCTACAGGAAGGCGAAGATAACCTCGACTACATCGACGACTAAGGAGGGGATGGACCATGGAAAAGAAGCCAACAATCCGCGAATGGTCCATCAACTTCATGATGGATCAATACACTGACACGGACGTCAGAACGCAAATCAAGGCCGGATGGTGGGATTGGTTCTGCAAGGACTCAAGCCTCAGAAACAAGACCTACAAGATGGGCAACATCATCAAGAAAATCAACGGCAAGGGCAAGGTCGACCTAGACAGAAACTACGTCTGGTTCAAGAACAACTGCCCGCTCAACGGACCTCTATACGACGACTTCAGGTTCGCGAGCCTAGAGGACGGGGAAGTACAATTCACAATCCAAATCGAATGCTGCTGGAACCAAAAGAGATACGCGGTATTCGGAAGAAAGCAAAAGGGCGGCGAATTCAGCCAAGAGCCTTTGTTCGAATGCGATAGTTCTAAAGAACTAGTCGAGTGGTTCAACAAGCCATGGGAGGAATAACGATGGTCGGAAGATACGCCAGAATCATATCCATGGAAGGGGAGCCTCAGTACCAAGGCAGAATCGGCAAGGTCATCTTCGTCGACGACATCGGCCAGATACACGGGACATGGGGAGGATGCGCAATCATCCCGGAAACCGACAGATACGAGTTGCTGCCTGAGGAAAGAAACGGGGTGTTCGAATTGTCCGAAAAGACCCAAACCAGCATCGAGGGCATCAACATGCTCATCGAATACTACAGGAAATCGCTCGGATGGAGCGAGAAGGAGTCCTGCGAATACGCGAAGACCCTATTCGAGAACGGGACAATAGACCAAATCAAGGTCATCGGAGGGAAAGACGGTGGAAACAAGGACTAAGAACTTCGTCAAATACAACGCGCACCCTAAAGGACTTAATGTTAAGGACTGCGTGGTCAGGAGCGTATGCACGGCGTTCAAGCGCGACTATCTGGAGACGAGAAGGGAACTGAACCACGTCGCCAAGGAGATGGGATATTCCTCCTACAAGGACAGGGAATTCCTATACGATTACCTCAAGGGCTACGAAAGGCTCATCTTCAAAGGGGTGACCGGAAAGCCTAGGGACAAGGTCGCCGATTTCCTGAGAGACCATCCGAAGGGAACCTACATCGTATCCGTAAGGCATCACGTAACGACAGTCATCGACGGCTTCCTATACGACACCTGGGACTGCGGATACCTCACTGTTTACACGGCCTGGAAGGTCCGCGAATAACAGACACACGCGACAAATAACAAGTTATTTGAAATGGCGGAATTCTCCGCTTTTTCTTTTAGAAAGGAAGATATGAGAAAGCTCATCAAAATCACAAAGCAGACGATCGTGGTCTATGACAGAAGCGATGCCGAGGACATAAGGAATGCCAAGGAATCGTTCAAGGAGCCATACGGGAAAGCAAAGGAAACGCTGAAGCAAAATCCAAAAGACTACGACGCCAAAGTCGACGTCTGCTTCTACAGGCTATTATTCAAGAAGCTAAACAAAATCCTCTTTGTCCTTAAAGGCAAAGGGGAATACAGGGAAAAGCCGACAATCGAAATCGAGAAGGCGGTGGAGGAATCCAGATTCAACAGGCATTCCGCCGCGAAAACCATCTAGGAGGATAGAACAATGTTTGAAAAAGTTAACCCAAGCCATCCAGACAAATTGGCTGACAGAATCGCAGGCGCATTAGTGGACCTAGCCTATAAGCAAGAAAGAAGCCCAAGAGTGGCGGTCGAAGTATTGATCGGACACGGCAAATGCCACATCATCGCCGAAACCTCTGCGCATTTAAACGAATGAGACGTCGTATCTGCGGTCCATAGAATCGCAGGCAAACTCGATGTCGACTATGTCGAGGTTCCGCAAGACAGCCACCTTTCGATCAACCAGGCAGGCAAATTCAGATGCGGTGACAATGGAATCTTCAGAGGCGTTCCTTTAACAGGCGAGCAATTGAAGCTCTCCATCATTGCTAAAGATATTTATAAAGAACACGCATATGATGGCAAATACATCCTCGATGGAGAAAGACTTATCATCTGCCAAAGCAACGCAAACAAGGACGAGCTCTTGGAGGAATATCCTGGAGCGGTCGTAAACCCTATCGGAGATTGGACCGGAGGAACCGATGTTGATTCCGGGGCGACGAACAGAAAGCTCGGAAGCGATATGGCCGATTCAGTTACAGGCGGCGGGCTTCATGGCAAGGACCTATCCAAAGCCGACGTCAGCGTGAACATCTACGCGTTCCTCAAAGCACAGGAAACAAGAAAAGTAGTGGAACTCTCATGCGCCATCGGAGATGAATTCATTGATGGTAAGCCATACGGGGAAATCGTCCTCATCGCCAGAAACTTCATCGAGAACCTAGGCGGCTTCGAGAAGTTCGCCGAATGGGGATTGTTCTAATGAACAAGAAACACGGATACCGCAAGCCGAAGAAGCTCGAGCGTTTCTACAGAAGCGACGAATGGCACCTTACCAGAGCAATCAAGATCGCCGACAGGAACGGCCTATGCGAGAAGTGCGGAAGGCCAGGAAACGAAGTGCATCACATCATCCATCTGACAATCTACAACGTCGGCGATCCTAACATCTCTCTAAACCAAAAGAACCTGAAGCTATTGTGCACTGATTGCCACAACAAAGAACACCACAGGTTCGGAAGGTTCGATGGTTATTACTTCGACGCCGACGGAAACCTAAAACACAAATCTAAATGATGACTCCCCCCGGTCATCGATTCTGAAGAAGCGGCGGAGTACCGTTCGCCCCCACCTCAGAAAAACGCGGGGCAGAATTTTTGAAAACCTGGGATTTTATTCCGGGATTTTTCGCTTTTTGGAGGAATTTCATGGAACTTACTAAAGTAAACAAAGAATACAAGCGCCTGAAATCCCTATTCAAGGAAGTCGATGAGAACAAGACGAAACTCGTCGACGAACTATTGCAGAGAGCGTCTTTCCTGAAGGTCCAACTAAAGGACCTGGAGGACGACATCTCCAAGTCCGGAGTCATCCAGAAATCCAACAAGGGGAACGTTAGGATGAACCCGGCATACAAAATCTACCTGAACTCGGTGGCGATCTACCAAAGCATCATCAAGACGCTGAACCAGATAATGGGCCAGAACGTGATCGATGGCGAGGACGAATTCGACGAGTTCATCAAAAACGCAAATCTATAAGGAGGTCAGCCATGTCATACATAATCAGCTTAAAAGTGAATGAGCAGGGCAAGATAGAGGCCCCTCAGGATGTCCTCGAGATATCCGTTTTCAAGGAAAGCCAAAGGGTAACGTTGCTATTCCTCGTGGATTCATCCATCGACAGCACGTACCATTACCTAAAATTCACTCATGAGAAGACCTCGTATTTATATAGGGTCAACAACAACCAATTCAATATTCCTAAGGCTATCACGGCCTGGGAAGGGATCTGGGAGATGAGCTTCGTTTGTTGCGATTCCCCAGCCAATTCTGACAACACGATCACGTCTAACTACATATACGCTTCGGAGCCTTATCCATGCGTCGTCAAGAAAGGCAACCTCGGAATCACCGCGACGACAGAAGAGCAAAGATTGCTAAGGCAAATAGTGGAGGGGACCTTCGATAGGTTCGACATCCCAAGCGGGACCTCCGAGATCTGCCCATATTTCCTGGCGGACACAACGAACCCATTCGTCCTCTCTGTCCCGGCATCGGTGACGATCATCAGGCATAACGCCTTATACCAAAGCCAATGCACCAGGATCGAGTTCGAGGAAGGCTCCCAGCTCAAGACCCTCGAAGACAACGGCCTATACAGAATCTCGCAACTCGGCGACATCAAATTCCCTAGGACCCTTTCTTCTTGGGGCAAGTACAACCTCCAAGGCTGCGCCTGCACAAAGATCGAGTTCGAATCCAACTCACAATTGAAAACACTAGACAGTTATTCCTTATGGAATATCCCTAGCGTAAAGACAATAAACCTTCCTGATCATCTTACCAATTTCAACGGAAAGACACAGGTGATAAGAAGCTGCCCGGAACTAGAAACCATCTGGTTCCCATCGACTATCACAGCGGTCATCAACAGCACACTCATTGCCGAGTGCCCGAAGCTCAGCAACATCGTGCTCCAATCCAACTTCAACGTATCTGCCGATTTCTCGGAATGCCAGAACCTGAGCCACGATTGCATCGTCGCAATGTTCGCTTCGCTGAAGAACCAAACGAGCGGTTCTAAAGAGCTCAAGCTCGGCGCGGCAAATCTAGCGAAGGTCAGCCAAGAGGAAATGGACATAGCCTTGAACAAGGGCTGGTCGCTTGCCTAGGAGGTCTCTATGGAATTAAGAATAGAAAATGAAAGACGCGTCCTTTATGCGGAAGAGGGAAAGGTCCTCAAATGCAAAACGGATGGATTAGTGGTGGGCGAAAGGATCATCCTGGGAAGGAACGATTCGGAAATCCACTACGTGGAAGTGACTCCGGAAGATGAGCTACCTTCTTGATTACATCTCAGAGATCGAATCTGGGAACATCAAGGTCGGAAAGGAGCTGAAGTCAGTCCTTTACGGATTGAAGGAGGACCTGGATAACCCTGCATACATCTACGATGAAAGGCCGGGGCAGACCAGGATAGATTTCATAGAGAAGTTCTGCAAGCACACGAAGTCACCGTTCAACGGGAAGCCGTTCATACTGGAACTGTTCCAAAAAGCATTATTAGAAGTCTCCTACGGCTTCAAAATGGCTGACACGGGTTTTCGTAGGTTCAACGAGGTTCTGCTCCTCATAGCACGCAAAAACGGAAAGACGACACTCGTCGCCGGAATCAATCTGGCGGAGTTCTTCCTAAGCAGCGGGGGAGTCGACATCATATGCTCGAGCAACACCAACGAGCAGGCGTCCATCCTCTATGACGAGATCAACAACATGAGGGAGCAAAGCAAAGCTTTAAGCAAGAGGAGCAAGAAGAACATCTTCTGCATATACTCCCCTAAGAACAAGAACAAGATAAAGAAGCTGTCTGCTCAATCAAGGAACAAGGACGGCTACAACTGCGAGATCGGAATCCTCGACGAATGCCACGAGATGACAGATTCGAAGGTCTATGACGCGATCAAGCAGAGCCAATCCACGAAGCAGCAGCCTCTTATATTCATCATCACAACGGAAGGGACGACGGTTAACGGGTTCCTCGACAGCAAGCTCGACTATTGCCGAAAGATGATAAAGGGTGAGATAAAGGACATCCATATCCTCCCTTGGCTCTACACGCAGGATTCTGTCGATGAGGTGTTCGAAGACCCGTCATCGTGGCAGAAGAGCAACCCTTCATTGGGGAAGATAAAGCTCCAGACCTACCTGGAGGACATAATGAACAAGGCGAGATACGACCTGGCGACAAGGGTCACGGCCTTGACTAAAGACTTCAACATCAAGCAGCTCGAGAACGGCTCATGGCTCACTTACCAGGACCTTAACAACGAATGCTTATACAGCCTCGACGACTTGAGGGACAGCTATGCTATAGGAGGAGTCGATTTATCGTCGACGACCGACTTGACGGCAGCGGTAATCCTCATCGTCAAAGGAGGCGTCAAATACGTCATCCCGCATTTCTTCATGCCCAGCGAGGTATTGAGGAAAAGGATAGAGGAGGACAACGTCCCTTACGACCTCTGGGTCAAGAAGGGATACATAACCCTGACGGACGGGAACCAGAACGACTTCACGAAGGTCACCGAATGGTTCGTTTCCATGGTCAGGGATTACTCCATCAGGCCGCTATGGGTCGGGTACGATCCATGGAATTCGCAATACTGGGTCAAGGAGATGGAGGACAGGGGCTTCACGCTGGAGAAGATAAGACAAGGCGTCTATACGCTGTCTGAGCCGATGAAGCAGCTGGAGGGCGACCTCAAAAACAAGAAGGTTATCTATGATAACAACCCTATTCTCAAATGGTGCTTCGCGAACACTCAGGCGAAGGTCGACGTGAACGGGAACATCCAGCCAAGCAAGCTGAACTCAAAGCTAAAAAGGATTGACGGATGCGTCGCGCTCATCATCGCATACGCCGTATTGAATAGGTACAAGAACGATTACGAGAACATGAACGGATAGGAGGGACTATGGGATTATTCACAAGAAAAAAGAAAACGTTTCATCCGGTCGATTACGACACCAGGGTATTCCAGTCCACCTTGAACGTGTTCAGCGATTTCGGGAACAACATAAACGCGAGCGACGTGGTGAAGATCTGCATCGACAGAATCGCGACCCACACAGCCAAACTCAAACCCAGATACGTAAAGAATCTGGATAATTCCACTATAGTGGAGAAAAACGGAAGCCTCGCCTATCTTCTTAAGCACGCTCCGAACGACGTGATGACTCCTTACGATTTCATCTATAAGGTCGTTACGCTTCTTTACCTAAACAACAACGCGTTCATATACCCGATGTATGACAGCATCACGAACGAGTTGATCGCCTTATGGCCGCTCAAGCCTAACTCGGTGGAAGCGCTCAAGGACCAAAGCGGAGAGTTATTCCTCCGCTTTTATTTCGCCGACGGCAAGAACTACATGCTCCCTTATTCGGAGATAATCCACCTCAGGAGGTTCTTCGGGACGAACGACGTCTTCGGCGGAAGCGGTGCTGTAAGCGACCATTCGGCCATCCTGAAGACGGTCAAGATAAACGACTCGATCCTGCAAGGCATAGACAATGCGGTCAGGACGAGCTTCCAGATTAAGGGTTTATTAAAAATAAACGCGATGCTTTCAGAGAAGGACAAAAGCGCTCAGAAGGCGGAATTCGACAGGGCCTTGAACGAGTCAATCTCAAGCGGAGGCTCATCGATCATACCGATCGACCTGAAGAGCGATTACGTTCCTCTCAGCGTAGACCCCAAGCTCGTGAGCACCGACACGCTATCGTTCCTTCAGAAGAAGATAATCACCTATTTCGGGGTGAGCGAATCGATATTCAACAACTCGTTCAACGAAAACGAATACAACGCGTTCTACGAAGGTGCGATAGAGGGAATAGCGATAGCCTTGTCGGAGGCTTTCTCGAAAGCGCTGTTGACTAAGGCCCAGCTGAAAAACGGCGAGCAGATAGTCTTCTATTCGGAAAGGCTCCAATACGCATCCTGGCAGACCAAGGTCCAGGCGATAGAGAAGCTCATGGGGCTAGGGATTCTCTCGTTAAACGAATCCAGGTCGCTGCTCGGCCTAGAACCAATAGAGGGCGGCGACAAGAGACTACAGTCCCTCAACTACGTGGACGCTAGCAAGGCGGACCAATACCAACTAGACAACAAGCCAAAGGAGGAAAATAACGATGGCGATCAATAAAGAAGTCAGATTCGCTTCACTGATCAAAAGAAGCGAGGACAGCAATCCAGACGAAGGGAAGATGGTAGTCGAGGGCTACGCGGTAATCTTCGACAGCGAAACATTAATCGGAAACGAGGAATGCGGGTTCTACGAAGTCATCGACAAGAAGGCCTTCGATGGTGCAGACATCAAAGATGTCCCATTCAAATACAACCACACAGACAACCATTTAATCTTGGCCAGAACCAGAAACGGTTCGCTCACATTGGAGGTCGACGAAAAGGGCCTCAAGATCAGGGCCGAGTTATTGGACACCCAATCCAACCGAGACATATTCAAATCGATTGAGGCTGGGCTTTTAGACAAGATGTCATTTGCTTTCACGGTCAAGGACCAAAGCTGGGATAAAAAGGGAGAAGTGCCAAAGAGGACTATCACGGCAATCGATAGACTCTTCGACGTTTCGGTTGTGGACTTGCCGGCCTACGACGCAACATCCATAGCGGTTTCTCGTTCTTTAGAGTATGCGGAGGCAGAAATAAAGGCATTGGAGGATGCCAGAAACGAGCAAGAGGCCAACGTGATCCGCAAAAGGCTATCAATCAAAACAAAAACAGGAGGAAACTAACATGAACTTAGAAGTTCGTAGAAAAGAAATCAATGACAGATTAGCTGAAATCCGCTCATTGAGCGAAAAAGAATCAGACGTTCAAAAGTTAACTGAACTCGAAAACGAAACCGATTCCCTCATCAGCGAAAGAAACGCTATCGACAAAAAGCTCTCTATGAAGCGCAAATTCGAAGCCGCTCCTATCGTTGACGTCAGCGACAAGGAAGACAAGGAAATGCTCGAGGCACGCGCCAAGAGCTTAAAGGAAGGCAGAACCGTCGCCATCAGCGGTGGCACCGTCCTCACTCCAAACCACGTCAGCAGCGACTTGGCTGATGTACCATTCAGGGAATTCTCAACTTTAGTTGACCGCGTCAAAGTCGTCAATCTCGAAGGAGGAGAAACCTACAAGAAATCATTCGTCAAATCAAACGGCACAGCAGGATTAACTTCCGAAGGCGACCCATATACTACCGTAGAGCCAACTTTCGGTTACGCAACCATCACCAAAGTCAAGGTCACTGCATATGCGGAAGTCACCGAAGAACTCGAAAAATTACCTGCCTTACCTTATTCGCAAGAAGTCCTCAAAGGCATCTCCATCGCATTGAAGAAGAAGATTGCATCTCAAATCCTTCTCGGCGCAGGAACTACAAACACCTTCAAGGGCATCTTCGCTAACGGGGTAGAAGCATTGGCTGACAACGTCGACTTAGAGGTTTCTGAAATCACCGACCACACCCTCGATGACATCATCTACGCCTATGGCGGAGACGAAGAGGTCGAAGGCGGCGCATGCTTAATCCTCAACAAAAATGACTTACGCGCATTCGCAAACTTAAGAACAAGCGAAGGCAGAAAGGTCCATATCGTTGACTACAAAGCACAAACTATCGACGGCATCCCATACATCATCAACAGCAACTGCAAATCCATCGCCGACCCAGCAACTGCTGCAGGCGAATACTGTATCGCGTATGGTGCTCTTGAAAACTACGAAGTCCCAATCTTCTCGCCAGTGGAAATCGCAAAATCCACTGACTACAAGTTCAAGGACGGCATCATCTGCTACAAGGCATCCGTCTTCACAGGTGGTAACGTAGTCGGCTACAAAGGCTTCTTGAAAGTCAAGAAAGTAGCCAAAGCCGCAGCTGAAGCAGCTGCCGGCTCAAAATAACTAACCGAAACACGCATCGATAGGGCTTAGCTATGCTAGGTCCTTCTTTGCGTTCATCGAATTTGGAGAATCTTTTTAAAGAGAAGGAGGAATTGTGTATGAGCGAAAACATGCTTGAGAAGGTGAAGAAGTCCTTGCTTATCCCTGAATCGGAGAACTACGCCGACGACGAGCTTAAGATTCATATCGCCTCGTGCCGCCAGTTGCTGATAACTACTGGTATCCCAAAAGGAATCGCTGAGTCTGACGATGAGCCGTTGGTGCAAGCTCTGATCCTCATATACGTGAAGACTAACTTCGGCTTCAAGAGCGACGGTAGTGCGAAGGAACTACCTAAGACGTTCGACCTATTGCTAAGGCAGTTATGCTTGCATACGCCTTCGGAGGTGTCTTAGATGCTCGCCTATCCTAATTCCTACAATTCTTCCTTTATCCTCTTTCGCGTTAAAACAGCCTCCGACTCGCTTGGAAACAAGCGGTGGAAGTTGGTCGGCTCCAAGGAGGTGGGTGGGGTCATCAGCTCCATCTCCTCCAAAGAGTACTATTCTTCATTACAAAGTAATGTCCGATTCGATTTCAAGGTATCTATCCAATGCTTCCTCTACGACGAAAGCAAATATGCGTATTTCCCTAGGGACGGGAAGGTATACGAAATCAAAAGGACATACCTTAACGGCATGATGATCGAGCTCTACCTTGAGGAAACGCCTATCAAATGGGAGGAGATAATCAAGGATGGAGGTCGATGAGTTAACGCTGAAAATAGACGAGATCGTCACCAGATACTCAAAGGAAGTCGAGGACAAGATCTCAGACATCCTGGAGAGGACTGCCGACAGCATCGTCGACTACATAAAGAGCCATGCCCCGAAAAGCGGACACGGCAACGTCCATCTTGCGGACAGCTTCGTGAAGCAAAGCTTCGGGAGCGGCTCGGACAAGAGGATAGTCATATATTCCGAGAAGAAGGGCAGGCTTGTGCACCTCATCGAGTTCGGATACAGGCACAGAAGCGGCGCGTTCGTTTCCGCCAGACCGTTCATGAGGCCGGCATACGACGAGTTCGTGCCAGCCATGCTTGAGGAGATCAAATCAGTTATAGGGGGCAAATGACATGGAGAAGATTGAGAGACTTAGAAAGACACTGTTAAGCGTCAGCGACAAGGCGTTCTACGCGATCAACGAACACGACAACTCCGACGTCACCGACCCGCCTTTCCTGGTTTACCAGACAATAAGCAAAAGGGCTCCGCTATCCGCTGATAACAAGCCCGTGTATTTCGAGAGTTCGGTGCAGATAACTCTCGTGACAAAAGATAAGAACCTTTCTTTAGAAAGAGAACTTGAAAATGCGCTCCTATCGAACGGGTATTGGTTCGAGGTAACGTCCGAATACCGAAGTCCGGACAAAACTATATGTAGAGTCTATGAAGTCAGATTGGAGGAAATTTAAATGGCTAACAACAAGATCACATTTGGCTTAAGGAATGTTCATTATTCCATCGCTACACAAAGCGAAGGGGGAGTCTGGAGCTTTGCCACTCCGGTCGCGCTTCCTGGGGCCCAAGAATTCTCTAGCGAGATCGTCGGCGGTTCGACAAGCATCTACGCCGATGACATCGTCTACGGAATCATCAACCAACACGCAGGCAGAACGATCACCCTCAAACTCGTTGAACTCACAGAGGAATTCAAGACAGCGATCTTAGGTTACAAGAAGCTCGCTAACGGAAACCTCGTCGAAGTCGCGAACGCAAAACCTGTGACTTTCGCCCTCGGGCTCGAGTTCGACGGCGACGTCAAGCACAGAAGGGCGTGGTTCTACCTCTGCAACGTCACACCTGTCGGGGAATCAAGCAAATCCAAGGCGGATTCCATCGAGGCCAACTCTGTCACCTTGAACATCACCGCAAGGCCAATCGAAGTAGGGGACGACTTAGTCCTCAACTGCGTCTCAAGCGAAGGCGACAGCAACTACGCCAATTTCCTAGTGACCGCTCCATCGGTACCGGAAATCCCTGCGAGATAGGTGAGACAAAATGGAAAGAACAGCAACTTTGAACGGGAAGGAGATCAGATTGTCTTCTTCCCTTTTCACAATCATTTCATACAGACAGCTCTTCGGGACTGAGCTCTTCGAAGACGTCAACAGATTGGACGAGAAGTTCAAGAAGAACCCTAACGATGTCGGAGCGTTCATCGACGTGCTTTTCAGAATTATTTATGTTTTACATAAACCATACACCAAGCAAAGCTACGACGAGTTCCTTCAAGAGCTCGATTTCAGCGTGCTTTCAAACACCGATGAACTTACCTCGATCTCCAATGTAATCGGAGAACTCTTGGGTAACGTGAACAAGGGAAAAGGAAAAGACAACTCCCCACGTTAGGAGGCCAGATGAAAAGAGCGTCACGGCGAACATAATCTTCAATCTGGCGCAATTAGGGATTCCTATCCGTGATAGCGAATTCTTCGACATTTCCGTTTACCTGGAGCTGGTGGAAATCCAGAAGGGAGTCTACGAGACGGCGAACGGGAACAGGCAGGCAACACAGTCAGACATTGACGCGTTTTTAGGATAAGGAGGTGGCTAGTATGGCCGAAACAGTAAAAGGTCTTAACATCAAGCTCGGTCTAGATACTAGCGAGATCGAGTCGAACATTCGAAGCCTCAACTCCGAACTCAAGGAACAGCAGAAGGACCTGGCCGTAATAAACAAGAACCTCAAGTACGACCCAAGCAACATCGACCTATGGAAGGAGAAGCAATCCAAGCTCAATGAGACTATCGAGACAAGCAAAGCTAAGCTTGCAGAGATGAACAGGAAGCTCGAGGAGGCTAGGAAGGCCGTCGAACTGGGCACGATGTCGGAATCCGAATTCAAGAAGATCGAAAGAGGGGTCAAGTCTACTGAGGGCGAAATCAAGAAGCTCAACAACGAGCTCGAAAACACAAACAAGAAAATCAAGGCGCTCAACGGCGCTAACATAGACAAGCTTGGCAAGATAGGCGGGGCGATAACGAAGTACATAGTTGGTCCGGCAATAGCAGCCGGCACTGCCTTGACAGCTCTATCCGTCAAGACAGCCGAGACCGTGAACGACATAGCGGACACCGCAAAGCAGCTGGGCGTTTCCATGGAGGGTCTCCAAGAGTGGGAATACACGGCAAAGCAGCTCGGCTCATCCACTGATGATTTGGATAAGGCGTTCCTAAAAGTCAACTCAATATTGGGAGACATATCCGGAGGCGATTCCTCAAAAGCGGCAGAGTCCCTATCAAAGATAGGGTTATCCGTTGATGATCTCAAAGGCCTAAACGCAGAGCAGGCTTTCGAGAAGATAAGGGGCGCCATCTCCAAAGTAGGGGACAGCGCCACGAGGACCGCACTAGCCAACGAGTTCTTCGGGGACAAACTCGGCACGAGCTTATCTCCTGTCCTATCAGCAACAGAAACCGAACTCAAAGCATGGAGGGAAGAAGCAAGGAAGGCCGGAATCGTGACCGAGGAAGACGCGGAGATAACCGGGTCGTTCGGAAACGCGATGTACAGCCTTAAGCAATCAATGCTATCGCTTCAGGCAACCTTGGCATCGGCTATCCTCCCTACGCTAGAAAAATTAGCCCATACTGTCCAGGACAAGATAATCCCAGGCGTAAAGAAGCTAATCGAATGGTGGAAGGGGCTCTCCGGAGCAGCCAAAGGAATCATCGGAGCAGTTGCGGGAATACTCGTGGCTGCCGGGCCGATACTAGCCATGTTGCCTAAGCTCATAACCGGGATAAAGACCCTGGTCACTTCGTTCAAAGCCATCAAAACGGCTATGACGGCTGTGAAGGCAGGGGCAAGCATTGCTTCCGGGGGCTGGATAGCGCTCATCGCGATCATAGCGATCCTGCTATTGCAGAACGAGAAGTTCAGAGCCGTACTCAAGAGGATCATAAGCGTCATCGGAGATTTGGTATCGAGGGTCATGGGCTTCGTCCAGAGGGTCATCGATTCGCTGATGCCTATACTCGAGCAGCTAATGGGCGTCATCAACATGGTGATAGACATACTCGCCGATTTGCTCGATGACATCGTGGACGTACTTATCGATGTCCTGGACGTTGTCATGGGTTTATTGGAATCTTTGATTCCTATAATCAACGAGATAGTCAACATGGTCACCGAACTTTTGATACCGATCATAGGAATCATAAAGGCGATACTGGAGCCGATAATGAAGATAGTCAAGGCTATCATCGGCTTGGTGGTTCAGCTCATTGACGCCGTCTTGGGATTGATTGAGTCGGTCCTAGGCGTTTTGGTGAGCATCATCCAGCAAATAGTGAAGATACTTAACGTGGTCATTGGGGTTGTCGTCACGTTATTGAACATCATAATCGATATCCTCAACCCTATACTTCAGATAATCGTGGCGCTTCTCGAGCCTATCATAGAATTCGTTGAAGTGATCATAGAGATCATAGGCGTCCTCATGGACTTATTGACTCCGCTATTGGAGACGCTTTTATCTCCTATCGCTGCGATTCTCGAGGTGGTTGGCGTAATCCTAGAGGCCATATCACCTGCGCTGCTGGTCATCGGACAGGTCATCAAGGCGGTCATCGTTCCGGTTTTGAATGTGCTTTTCGCCATCCTGAAGCCGATTCTCGACATCCTCAACGCGATTATTGAGGCGGTCAAATGGCTGCTCGAGAAGGTAGGGAACGTGTTCTCCTGGATTGGGAACCTTTTCACTGGGAAGCTCTTCTCCAGCGACAACAAGGTATCGAACAGCAGCAACACGAACGTCAACAACTCTCAAACTACGAACAACGTGACCATCAACACGAGCGGCGACGTCGACATCGATTCGATTAACGCCGCATTAGGAGGTGCCTATTAATGATTCGCAAATTCTATTTAGTGAACGAAAACGAGAACACCTTCATGCTGACGGGCTACGGCAGGAACAAGACAGACATAGAGTCACTCGATAACCTTGGGTTCGAATTCGACATCGAATACCATGAGTTCGACGCGAGGTTCGTCGAAATAAAAAGGACGATACCGCAGAAGACCATATCGATGACTCTTGTCTTCTACGAAGGCTACGACGGCTTCACGAAGTGGAGGGAGTTCGTTACCAAGAGCAAGACACTCAGACTATTTTATAGTCTCAAGGACACCAAATACTGCTACGTGAACGTCAAGTCCAGCTCCAAGACGCAGCTTGAGGCGGGCATACTACGAAGCAACGTAGAGCTCGAATGCCTATCGCTTTGGCTGGTCAACAAGAGCGCGGTCATCAACGTAACGAGGACCGACGACGGGAAGATATACCCATACACTTACCCTTACACGTACGCCATCTCGTTCAACGGGACGGTGGAGGTGGAGAACCTATCCTCCAGGTCGGTTCCTATGAAGCTGACGATCGAAGGCAACGTCTACAATCCGAGGGTCATCATAAGGCAGCAGGAGAGGGAAGTGGCGACCTTCAGGCTTCTGACGGACGAAAGGGAGAACCCGACCATAGTCGTGAACGCCGACCCGACCGACCAATACATAGTGAAGTTCGTGGACGGCGATGAGATAGACATATACTCGCTTCAGGATTTCTCGAAGGAGAACTTCTTGTTTTTGCCGCCTGGGAGAAGCGAGATCTTCTTCGATCCTGGCGTAAGGGAGAGCTCGAAATGCACCATAGAGTTCAAGGAAGAGTACATAGCTCATTAGGAGGCTGACATGAACCTTATATTCTTAAGCGAAAGAAACCTAAGCGTGGTGGACCACGCCTACGCGACAGACGACTATGAGATTGTCCTTGATTCCCTGGTGCCGCAGAAATCAACCTTCAAGGTCAATAAGCAAAGCTTAAACGCCAGAATAGGCGATTACCTGACGGTCAAGGACAACGGATATACATTCGTCGGGATAATCACGTCAATAGACGAGGAGAGCAACGGGACAATCAAGGTCTCAGCCAAGGACTTCTTGTCCAAATTCGACGTGAAGGTCCCGGTTTATTCGTACGAGGGAAACGTATCCATCTTCGTAAAGAACCTGATCGAGACATCGTTCAAGGCAAGCGGGGATTCGTTTCAGAACCTCCCATACCTCGACGTGATCGTGGAAAGCAGCGCAAGCGGAAAGCTCGTCTATGAGGCCGACGAGATGGCCAAGATTCTCGATTTGGTCCAGGAATTCTCAAAGACATACGGCATAAGGCTCTCATATGAGCTCAAGATCGTGAACGGGGTATTCAGCAAAATAGAGGTCAAAGTCTGCTCCGTCAAAAGGGGAGTGAGGATGAAAAGCGACCTGGCCGTCATCTCGGATTTGAAGATCTCCGACATCAACGAAAGCAGTGCGAACAAGGTCGTATTCGTCCCCAAATCGGACAATAAGACATACAAAAGCAGATACACATATTACCTTTCAAACGAGGGGGAGGTCGACACGAGCTTTCCTGACAAGAAAAGGGTGTATCCGGTCAACTTCAAGATGGAGCAATTCTCCGACAACGACTACCCGACTCTGAAAACGAAGGCCACGTCAATCCTCATCGATTCGTCGTTGGAGCACAGCATCTCGTTCGATTTCGCTTTCGGAATCAACAGAGTTGATAGCTTCAGGGATTTGACTCTTGGAACGTTCATCGAGTTCATCACGCCGGGAAAGACGTACTCAACGATCGTGACCAAAATCACGTATAAGGGAACGTTCAAGAAAGCCGCCTTGATGCTCGGCGAGTACAGGGCGACTTTGACAGACAAGCTGAAGATTCTTCAGAGAAAGGAAAAATAAAATGGCAGTAGTTAAGATAACTTTCGACTCGGCATCGGTCACCAGCAAGGTCGACGCCGATATAAACCATTTCTATGCTTGCTTCCAAAACGGCAAGATGCCCAACGTGCTAGGGGCGCTTGCTCCTTCGACCAGCAACAACTACATAACTTTCACATCAGGCTATGTGCAGGTTTATGGGAGAAGGGCGTTCGTCGAGCAGGGGACAAGGATTTCAATTTCGTTGGACAGCAACAAGTACGGATACGTGATCCTAAAGTTCAACCTCGACAGAAACGAGCTCACTCTTGAGAAAAAAGAGGACGGCTCCAACTATCCGACGCTTACGCAGGACAATCTCATGAACGGCGGAACCATCTATGAATTCCCACTCGCAAGGTACACCAAGACAACGTCTTCCTTGACGTTGGACACTTCCTGGAGCATGCCCGAGATCAAGAACGCGCAGTCGATCGCCTACAGCACCGAGCAATCGGTCAATTCCAGAACCGACAGCAGATACGGCTCCCAATGGCAGGGATGGGGTACAGTTTCCTATGGGACCACCTATTTCTTCAACAACATGACATCCTCGAACTGCAGCGATTCCATCATGTGCGTCTACGTCGGAGGATGCTCGGTCATCTTCCACTCGAGCGCAATCGCAGGATCTGGCGGAATCGTGCATTACTATTACAACGGAAAAGAAAGAACTATAAGCGGCCAGCTCACGTCGAGCGGCTGCTATTTATCCCAATCGGATGGACAGGAGCCTAAGTATGTCAGATGCGTTAGATAACATCCTTGAGCACAAAGTGCTCGCAATCTTCAGATGCGGGTCATCGCTATATGGTCTGGACACGCCTGAAAGCGACCATGACTACATGGCAATCCTCGAAGGATATGATTCAGCGTCCACGCATAAAACCGAGGACGCCGATTACTTCGTCTTCGGCAAGGAATCCTACAAGAAGGTCCTGAACCAGGAGAGCGGGGTGCTCGATTACTTCAAGGTCTGGGCGGACGTGGCGACCATAGCGAAGACAGACATCAAGTTCCTCGACCCGGACTTCGAGAAGGAATTCGACGAGATCATCAAGGTCGACTGGAACAAGAACGTCTGGAAATGGCTGAAGCTGAACGTCGGATACTTCGGATTCAGGCTCAAGATAGACTGCACTGACAAGACCCTTTACAACGTCTACAAACTCGACTCCATCATGGAAAGATTCCTGAAAGATGGAGTTTTCATTTCCCATTTCAGCGAGGCGAACCTAGCCTACGCTTACGACTTCAAGGTGAATGAAAGCGGCAGGGCTTTCCATAAGGAAAGACTCGAAGCCATCATCCATAAGCTTGAAGCCCTTCTGAAGGAGGCGCCATTATGACAGGACTAGAAATCTTGCTAACAATCCTATCCGCTTTAGGAACTCTATCTTCCATCACGTTCGCGTTCATCGCCTTCAAGAGAAACGAGAAGAACGATAGAAGGAGCGAAGGGAAGAACGAAGGGGTTCTTTTATCCGACATCGGATACATCAAATCCAGCATCGATAGAATTGAGAAATCCCTAGATAAACTAGAGCAAAACTATGCGTTATTGTCCGAAAGGGTAGTGAAGGTTGAGACAGAACTTGACGCCCACATCAAGAACAAAGCGATCCACAAGGTCCAAGGAGCAAACAAATGAACGATATACTCTTAAATATAATAAGCGCGCTATGCACGTGCGTAATCATCCCTCTCATCACATGGGGAGGGACCGAGCTCATCAAGCTCATCGAGGCCAAGACCAAAAACGAGAAGGCGACTGAATATCTATCATTGGCGGTTAACATAGTCACCAATGCGGTAAAGGTCGTATTCCAAACCTATGTTGATGGATTGAAGAAAGCCGGCAAATTCGATAAGGAAGCTCAAGCAGCAGCGTTTGCCCAAGCCAAGGGAATTGTTCTATCCCAGATCGGCGATGACCAAAGAAGCTACATAGCCAATACCTATGGCGACTTCAACGGCTGGGTCGACGTCCAAATCGAATCCACAATCGACACTTTAAAGAATTAAGAAAAGAGCTGTTAAGAATGTAGTGAACCCCTAAAGTTGGACTAAAAATTCAATGGAAAGGGGTTTTTATTATGAAGCTAAAATATGAAGACAAATTGAAGATCATTAAGATGAAACAAAAAGGATATTCAAATGCTGAA